CTGAGCATGAAGCCGCAGAGACACCAGAGTTTGAAGCTGGTGAAAAAGAAGGTGCCGAAGAGCAGAACGAAGGCGAGCAGCATCCTGTAGTGGCTGAGCACGGTCCTGCACATAAAACAGTTGTGACCCATGACCACGAGTCTGGACGCCACACAGTAGTGTCGCATCATAAAGATGGTCACGTTCATACGAACGTACATGAGCACGCGCACAAAGCGCATGATGAAGCCCGCCAGTTAGCCGATGTTCCGCCCGCAGGCAAAGAAGAGAACAAAGAAAAAGAAGGCTTCGGACACAAGGATCAAGGACAGCAAGGCGCACCGAGTGAGTCGGACGGCTTTGCAATGCCGGGTCTAGTCTAAGGAGAGTAGCACATGGCAACGGGAATCAACATAAATGGAAAAACTGTCAGCGTAAATGACTCTGTAAGTATACTGGGCAAAGTGGTGTCCGTATCAGGAACAGGCTCACTCGCTACGGTTACGGTGCAACCTCCTACAGCACCTGCTTCTGGTCAGTTCAATGCAAAAGCCAATGACATGAGTGCCGTACGAACGGACCCAGCAAACCCCGCAATAAGTATCTGGGGTAAGGCTTTTGGAACAGCAGGAGATGATGTATCAGTGTTAGGTGTAGTTACTGCTATCACAGGCAGCGGACAAAATGCATCTCTTACTGTTACTCTGAAAACCTCTGGTGCGAGCGTAACTGTACCAGCAGGAAGCGTAAACAGCGCAACATAGGAGTGGACATGCCTGCTGAATCAAAAGCGCAGTTCAGATGGTTGCACACAGATGATGCAAAGAAACAACTAGGGGAATCGGGAGTCAAGGAGTGGCTTGGTGCAACAGGCTCTCCTAAGGGACTCCCCGAGCGGAAGCGGAAGATGGCTGGACTTGGGCGTAAAAAGGTGAAGGACAATGGCTAAGTTTGCGTTTAGCATAATCAAAGAACCTCTAACGGGATACCAAAGCCATGACCCCGGCAGTAATAAGCATTGTTTCAACTGCGATGAATTTCGCAAAGAAGAAAGTGGCTGTGCTGGAAAGCACATGAAGGAACTAAGCAAACGGCCTAAACTTCCCAACGGAGATGTGAAAGTACATCCCGTTGCAGTTTGCAAGTTCTGGGAGGCAAAATGATTGGTTTAGGATCACCAAAGAAACCGAAAAGCCCAGTCCCATCGGAGACTGCTTCTCTAGATTCTACGTCTTTACCCCAGTGGATGACAGGCGAAGCGCCAAGTTATAAGCCACGCAAAAAGCCCCGCGTGGACAGCGGTGGGCAACTTGTACGAGGAAGTATGAGGGCAGCATAATGAGCACAGGAATCGGTCGTAAAAAGAAAACGCAACACGTTGACCTTGGTAGCAAAGGTGGCTTCACAGTTCATAAAGGTGGACTTCACGAAGCGCTAGGAGTACCGTCTGGTCAAAAGCTAACTGCCTCGCAGAAAGAACCTAAGCCGGGAGACAGTGAGCACGTAAAGAGAATGAAGGCATCGGCTGCCGGGTTCGCCGCTATGCGGCACTAAAGTTTGAGAAGGGGCTACGGTATGGCAGATGATGTTTCAGAAGTAGTAGGGGCAGGAACAGAGGGCAAGAATAGTGATCAGCCCGAAAGCCCAAACGATAGCCCTCTCGGGGTCTATGCGAGTTTTCCCTATAGCCCAGAACCCTTTGCAGAGTTAAGTCAAGGCGCAAAAGGTGCACTATTAGCACTTGATGATATTTGCACAAAAGCAGATGTAGCAGCACGACGCATGGAAGTTGAGCAGGCTTGGGAAGCGCTGCATTTCGAACGTGGTTACCAGCACCTTCTGCGCGGTAAGCGCGGAGGCTGGGAACTTCCCGGTGGAGGGCAAGGTAATAAAGCCAACGAACGAAACCACAATAGTATCTATGATACAAACGTGTATGGTCCCAAAGGAGACATCATTGTCTCTGCTTTGTCCCGTGAGGTTCCTAAAGTAGAGTTCTACCCATGTAACCCTGAGTGGGCACCAGATAAAATAGCATCAGAGGAAGCAAATAGATTCAAAGATATCTGGTCAAGAAACAATAACCTACACGATCTGTTAGTTCAGTGCGCCAGAATCTTCTGGAATGAAGACCGTGCCTTGATATGGACGCGGTATGAACTGAACGGACAGAAGTATGGCTTTGAGGAAGACCAAGGAACTCCCACAGTTTCCGAAGATATCACTAATCCACCAGATGACTCACCTACAGGGCAAGAAGGACAAGAAGACTTTTTACAAGTCACTGAGTCCGTGTCCAAAGGTGGAGACCAAATCGAAGACCTACTCACAGAAAGTGGAGTAGGAAACGGTGGAAAGAAACCCCTTGGCATGGAAGTGTCCACGGTACATGGAAAGTTAGATCACAAGGTTCCCATCTCTGTTGATAACTTCTCTGAGATGACATTTGTACAGTTGATGCTAGACTATGACGTGGCACTTGTCCGTGGTATGTTCCCATGGATAGCCAGCAAGGTTATGCCCGGTACTGATGGGCAATCTGCAACGCAACTAGACCGCATCGCCCGTGAGAATGTGCGTCAGGCAGTACTTGGAGCGTATGTTACAGGGGATTCGTTGAGCCGTCACACCACCGTAAAGTATACGTGGATGCGCCCCTCAATGTTCTTGGATGCGTCGGTTGGAGACAGCGAGAAGGCAGAACTACTCGAAGCATTCCCAGATGGAGTGCTACTGGCTCGCGCTGGACAAGAGTATGCATTCTCTCGCAATGAGAAGATGGATGACCATATAGTTATTGGTCACCCGTCAGCAGGAAAAGGTCAGAACCGCAGGGCAATGGGCACGGCACTTATCTTCGTACAGAAGCGCATCAACGATTGGGTTGATCTTCTAGATGACTTCTTCAAGAGAACCATTCCGAAGAAGTGGATGAACGCCGACGCATTCGACATGGATGCTATAAAGAAGGAGCCTAATGTTCCCGGCAGTATTGGTCCGTTTGAGCCGCAACCCGGACTTACCACGGAATCCCAGTACATTATGGTGGAGCCTACTCCGCAGCATCAACCTGCGTTGCCTGATTTCATCAAGTGGTTCATCACAACATTGTCCGAGGAAATCTCGGGTGCACTGCCTTCCTTGTTTGGTAACAATACAAACGAACCAACAGTAGGCAGTTCAGTCATACAACGTGATCAAGCCCTACAGCGCGTAGGATGTCCATGGAATAATATACAGGACATGTTTGCGTTTGCAGCCGCGCAAGCCGCGAAGTGTGCAGCCGAATGTAGAGATGGAAAAGATATCACCCAGAACTTGGGACCAGAACATGGAAATCAGAATGTTTCGGTTAACACAGCGAACCTGCTTGCTGGAAATGTTCTCTGCTATGCGGAGAGCAATCCATCCCTTCCCGAAACGGAAGAACAAAAAGCATTAAAGATAATGAGTCTGATTGACAAAGCAAATCAGAACCCAATGTCTCCGCTGTCACAGTGGGTATTCAGTCCATCCAATTTAGAAGAGACTGCAAAGTCTCTGCGAATGAAGAACTACAAAGTAGCGGGCGCTTCATCCGTAACTAAGCAACGTAGCGAGTTCGAAGTTTTGCTACGGTCAGGACCCATGCCAAACCCTCAACTTGCACAGATGCAAGAAACTATGAAGGGTATGGCATCAAGTATGCAGGAAGCAGCAGCAACTGGACAGCCAGTACCTCCAGAAGCCACGGCTATGATACAACAAGTACAGCAAGCCTCGCAAGCATTGCCTCCTTTGGTTAGCACTGTTCCTGTAGCACAGGATGAAAGTGAGAACCATTTGGTGGAAGGTAGCGAATGCTTTGAGTGGCTTAACAGCACTGAGGGCCAGAAGCTAAAGTACGGGAACGAAAAGCAGCAAGCAGGGTATAAGAATGTGCACCTTCATTTATTAGAGCATCAAGCTATGGTTAAGAAGCTAGCAGCGCTTAATCAACCACCTCCGAAACCTCCTTCAGAGAGTATATCGGTGGATGTTAGTAAGATGCCTCCTACAGTAGCAGTGCAAGCCCTTGCTAAAATGCAAATTCAATCTTCGCCGCAAGACTTTTCTCAACAACAAGAAGTTGCACTTAATCATAAAATTGCTGGAAAATCAATCCCCGAAGCTCTGAAGCAACCAATAGAATAAAATCTCATGCCTTGATCAGCGTGGGCTAGAGTTGGGAGCAGCCTGATACTGCTCCCTTCTCACCTTTATCAGGAAGGAACATTATGCATCATTTGGAAGGAAAAAGATTTTCAAAACTACTTGTAGTGAGTAAGAGCAGAAGGCCATGAAGTAGGAAAACCCTACAAATGGAATTGTCTTTGTGATTGCGGTAAAGAGTGTAAAATAGCAGGTCCTCACCTTGTTCGTGGTGACTCCAAAAGTTGTGGAGGCTGTCGCTGGAAAGATAGAGCATTTAGACAGATATTTTGTGAATACAAAGTAGGTGCTAAACGCCGTGGTATACTTTGGAAACTTTCTGAGGAAGAATTCAGAAAAATAACTGCATCTCCATGTTTTTACACTGGACGTTTGCCTTCAAAAACAAGAACTTTAGGATTAGACACATTTATCTACAATGGAATTGACAGAGTGGACAACAATAAAGGATACACAATTGAAAACTGTGTTCCTTGCTGTACAGCAGTAAACTATGCAAAGTTAGATATGTCGTACTCAGACTTCATACAACTTTGCAAAGAAGTGACTCAGAAGCAAATTAACTCAGAAAAGGACTCAAGAAAATGAGCGATATGCTCGTAGACATCGCTTCGCTGGACTCAGCAGCGACAGCAGCAGAAACCTCTGTTGAAACTCAGCCAACAGAGACTGAAATTACCGTTGAAACTCCTGTAGAAACTACAGAAACTCAGACAACGGAAACCGAAACCACTGAAGGAAAAGATACAGAGACTCACAATGCTGACGGAACAGAGAAAACACCCGAGCAGCAAGCGGAATATAAGAAGGCTGCCTCAGACAAAGCAGCTTCTGATAAAGCGTTAGAATCTACTCCTGCAAACGTTCGTGCAGCCCTTAAAGTAATGAGGGACAGTGACCCGAAGAACGCAGCGGTAGTAAAAGAACTGCACGGCTCCTTTGAGCGGTGGAATGCTGCAAAAGCAATCTTCCCTAAGGGCGTTGCAGAGATGCAGGAAGCCAAGGCGTTCATTGACTCAGTTGGTGGTCCAGAAGGCTACCAAAAGATGCAGGACATGATTAACACTGTCACTGCAACTGATGAACTTTTGTATGCGGCTGATCCTAAGATTTGGGATAATGTCATTGAGGATTTGAAAGCCAATAATCACCCAGAGGCTTTAGGTCAACTAGCTCCATCATTCCTTGCGAAGTTGAAGGCACATGATATAAATGCGTACTATGATGCCTTCCAGCCGCACTTCTTTGAAGGGCTGAAGGAAGTTAACATAGGTAGATTTGTTCAGAGTTTCAATGAGGCATTGAATACAAAGAACGACAAAGGTGAAGTAACGCCTGATCTCAAGACTATAACTGGTTTGGTGAATGCCATCTCAACTTGGTTCAAGAATCAAGAAGAAGAAGCCAAGAAGCACTCATCGACGCCAGAGGACACACCAGAGCGTAAAAAGTTCTTAGCAGAGAAAACAGCGTTTGAAAAAACGAAGGCAGAGGACGTAAAGAAACAACAAACAGTCTATGAGAATGGTGTTGCTGAAGAGTGTGAACATAAGAATAACAACATCCTTGGTAAATCCCTTGGCGTGTTCTTGAAGATGCCGTTCTTCAAAGACTTTCCGTATGAGACGAAGGTTGACCTTGGTAATGGAATCAAGGAGCGTCTGTACGCTGCGCTGAAGGCCGACAAAGGCTATCAGATACAAATGTCCGCATTGTGGAAGCAGCCTAGAACCGATGCAAACAAGGCTAAAATAGTTCAGTACCACGAGGCTAAGTTGCAAGCGATTGCTAATGACATAGTAACGAAGACTGTTCAGAACCGCTACCCCGGATATGCTAAGGGTGGTTCAGCCGCTGGTAAAGCCGCTGCCGCAACAGAGAAGAAAGCAGTAGCAGTGAAGGCCGCTACGCAATCCGTTGCTTCAGGCAAGCCGATTTACGTTGCGAGCCGTCCGAGCGATATTGTTCGTGACCCGATTAAGGTTGGAGGAAGGGACTACTCTGCATCCGATCTTGTCACGCTTCAGATCATGGGGCGTGGCTTTGTGAAGACACCAGATGGCAAAGGATACAAGTTTGTCACTTGGAGACGCTAAATATCCACTTCTCGACGGAGAAGTGTTA